ATCTGAAAACAGATAGCATTCATCTCAATCCTGCGCTCGCTGAAAGCAAAGGTTGGATGGTGGCAAGTTGGCAAGAACCGTACGAAACACCTTTCGTCATGCCGGACGGCGGCTTCGCATTACTGCTTGACGATGGCACAATCAAAAGACTAGGAGAAGGCAATGGCAATTAATCAAATCACAATCGAAGGCAATGTCGGTAGCGACCCAGAAATGAAATTCACTCATGATGAATCGTTGGCTAGTTTTTCGCTTGCCCACACACCTTGGAGCAAGACCAAAGGCGAAGGCGAACCGATGTGGTTTCGCATCACATTCTGGGGGCGCAAAGCAGATTCCGTTATGGATAATGTCAAGAAAGGTGACAAGCTTTTGATTATCGGTTCTTTTAAGCATTCTACATACACCGACAAAGAAGGCGTAAGCCGTTCATCACTAGACATTACCGGAAATGAATTTGCTATTTTGCCTCGTAATGCGAAGAATAGCGCACCTCAGAAGACAGAAGCAGAGGTTGCACCTTGGTAGAAGAATTGTGGAGTTCCACTCAGACCGCCGAATATCTTGGAGTTACAATAAATAACCTGAGACAAATCCAGCATCGCGGAACATTGCGATGGGTCAAGCGCGAATGGCGTTCAGTTTATTACAGGGCTGACGAAGTCCGCGATTATCATGCCAAGCGAGAAGCGCGTAAGGCGAGGTAGTCTGTATGTATGACTATTCTCATAACCGAAGAAGTGACGCTCGCTGACATAGATGAAGCGATGCAACATATTCAGTTATTGCTTAGTGATACACGCATAAACCCGAGACGGAGAAATTTGTTGTTGTCAAGCCTAGATGATTTATTAGACGCTAGGCTCGAACTATCACCAAAGAAATGGTAATGTAATTCTAGGAGGCTCAAATGGAAATCGTTAAAGTTGCTGTTGAAGAATTACACCCGTACCCAAATAATCCGCGCAAAGGTAATATCAGTCTTATTGCGGAATCGTTAAGTAATTACGGACAATACAAACCGATTACTGTCAATAAGCGCAATAACCAAATCCTCGCTGGTAATCACACATTCCAAGCCGCGAAACATCTCGGTTGGTCGGACATCGCAATCACTTATGTGGATGTAGATGATGCCACCGCCGCAAAGATTGTGGCGATAGACAACAAGACCAGCGATACAGGCGGTTACGACACCAGCAAGCTTCTAGAACTCCTAGACGAATTACCTGACCTTATCGCCACGGGTTACACAGACGACGACATCGATTCATTGAAGGCTTTGATGGACGAAGAAGCGACTCCCGACCTCGGTAGCAATATGCACGCAGCACCTAAAGTTGGTGAAACAGGACTCAGTAATGTGAATATCGGCACATCTTTAGCCGAATACGCAGAACGCTACGCACAGAAGACCACCAGAATGCTGATGATGGATTACGAAAACACGCTTTATATTTGGCTTGTTGATAAACTTAGCGAATACCGAGCCGCCAACAACATTGTCAGCAACGCTGATGCCATAGTCAGCCTTGTGGAGAATGTATCAGGCGAGAAAGCACCAAGAGAATGAACCTTGCAGAACTACCTATCATCAAAGTCAATCGCGTTATGTCCGAAGATGACGCTAGCGCGTTAGTCGGAACGATGGTTGATGAAAAAGAAGCTAATTGCACCGAGGCTGGTATTTATGTAGATGCCGAAACCGAAGAAATTATTTTTGTTTATTTCCCAATGGAAGAAGAAGTAAATTTGCTCCGGCGCTCAGTTCTGAACATCAAGTACGGTTCGACCAAACGCCAATCTTTGGGCATTGAAAACTCCTCACGCACTTTCGGAATGGCACCACGCAAGGTTTATCAGCGCAGAGAATCATGCCGCCCAACAACTTTGGCTCATGAGCAACCCAACGAACACGCAGTCTTGATTGCTTTTGCAGAGAAGTTTGCCGCGATGTTTAAAGAGTTTGCTCCTGAGATTTATGAGCGCGATGTAAAAGCATTAGCCGATGCAGGACTAGATGACGAGTGGCGCATGACGGACGATGCCCTATGGACTAGCGGCGTAGTCAATAAATCATCAACCTTGCCTTACCACCGCGATGGGTTCAACTTTGCCACTTGGAGCGCGATGCCCGTAATCCGTAGAGATATGCGCGGCGGCTATCTGCACCTACCAGAATACGACTTCACCTGTTCTTGCCGCGATGGCTGGGTAACTTTCTTTGCTGGGTACAAATATGTCCATGGTGTAACACCTATGACGCCAATGAAAGAAGATGCCTACCGCTATTCGGTGGTTTATTACGCATTACGCGGCATGAAAGATTGCTTTACTTACGCAGTCGAAACTGCCAAGGGTGCCGAGAACCGCACCAAGCGAGAAGAACAAATGGTTGCAGTTCTCAAAGGAGATACGGAACTACAGGTCGGAAAGAAGTAACATGATAATTGGATATAGGCGTGTATCCGGAAGATTGCCTTTAACTACCGATGAAAAAGGCGCTCGCGGCACTTGGCTTGAAAAGCGATTAGCGCTTATCGCAAGCTTGGAGCGGCGTGGTCATTCGTTCCGTTACCTCAGCGCTCCTACCATCAACAGCGAGGCAGTAGGTTACAAAAAGGAACCTTTGGGAACCTGCGATGTATTATTCTTAGAGTTCGGCGGCGCAAACCTATTGTTCAACCGCAAAGCATGGGACGAAACCTTTGCCATAATCCGAGAGCATAAAGGTCGCATTATCTTTTTATGTGACGACCCTGACCTGCCTTTCCTCTGGAAAGAATTACCAGACGAAGATTGGTCGCGCTGGACTTGCGCCGTCAATGCGTCACAGGTTGAGCCGACCCGACTCAAGTTAGGGATTCCGATTCAGACTCAAATTGTAGATACACCATTCCACGCCTTGTTAGAACAACGAGAATTTCACGATGGGGATAAGCCCACAGCCATCTACTTTGGACGCCCTAACGGACGCATGAAGTCGATTACGCCCTATCTACAAAGCGGCATGGTAACTATTGCTGGCAAAGCCGACGAATGGAAAGACGATTCTCTGAAACTGGTCACACCACCAGAACAAAAAGAACGCTCAGGCTGGTATAAACAATGGCGCGCTTGTTTCGCCATGTACGACGCTAAACACGCAATCACAGGTTGGCGCACAGGCAGGGCATATCACGCTTTATTAGCAGGTATTCCGGTAGCCGCACCCTATGGCAACCCTGCGCTAGATTGGACATGGAGAACCGATAGCCCTAGAGATTTAGCCGAACTCTTGAAGTTAGATGCTGACAAAAGAAAAGCGATTCATAAACAACAGGTGCAAGCTTCTGCAATGGAGTTTCCGTTTGAGGCGTTAGGACTTTGATAGGTTTCGACATAGACGGGGTATTAGCCGAAAAGCCACCAGCATCAGATAAAGCATGGGGCAAGATGAACGGAACAGAGCGTAAAGCGCGCAAACAATTCCTGCTCCAATGGTACAGAGACGCTGAACCGCTTTACCCAACCATAAAAGAACCTTTTGTAGCCATCAGCGCCAGAAAAGATGAAGTTGAAATTAGAGCGATTACTGTTGGTTGGCTTAATCACCACTACCCACAGGTACAAGAACTCGTACTACTACCGATGAGCAGGTCTATTGAGAATGTGGTTCGGTTCAAGAGCGCGGCGTTAGTGCTCTATCAGATTACGGACTTCACCGAGGATAACAAGAAGGTACTCAAAGGAATAGCGGCTCACGAATTAGATTGCCGCCTTTGGTTTTGGGAAAAGGGCATGCCTGAGCGAGTTGCGTATAATTTGATTTAGGATAAATTAGGCGCATGACAGGAAAAATCGCAGACGCTGACGCTAAAGAATTAGCGAAGCAGGAAAAGGCTGAAAAGATTATTGAGTTGCGCAGAACAGGGGCGACTTGGGAACTTATCGCTAAAGCAACAGGTTACGCTAACCCTTCCGGCGCTTACAAGGCTTACCAAAAAATTCTAGAGAGCATGGTGTATCCCAAGCTTGAAGAATACCGACACATGGAACTTGACCTTTACGACAGGTTGCAGTTGAGTGTTTATGAACGCGCCAAGAATGGCGATATGCGCGCTATTGAAACTATCTTAAAGATAAGCGATAGACGCAGAAGCATTATCGGCTTAGACGCACCAAGCAAGATTCAAGCGGAGGTAATTACTTATGACGGCGCAATCCTTGAACAGCATACCGCCCGAATCGTTGAAATGGTACGACTCTCTAGGGAGCCGCAGGGCGACATGGGAAGCGGAACTGGCGAGACCAGAGCAATTACCGACGGAGACTGACGACTGGACTACTTGGCTATATCTCGCTGGGCGTGGTGCTGGCAAGACTAGGACTGCGGCTGAATGGATTGCATGGCAAGCGATAACCAAGAACAACACTCGCTGGGCTGTTGTTGCACCTACCTTCGGCGATGTGCGCGACACCTGTGCCGAAGGAGAGTCAGGGTTGCTACCAATCCTGCGGCAATATGGAGTGCTTGATTATTACAACAGAACG